TGCTTAAAAATTCTTCCGGCAGTACAGTCTACACGACAAACATGGTCTCTGTTACCGTAAACAGCGGAAAGACCTTCTCCAGCGTGTACACCATGACCGGAATCATAACGACATCGGATGTCGCTTCGGCGGGATGGAGCAGCGTGGCTGCCAATCCTGCAAACTATAGCCTGGAGGGCATTACCACCAACCAGCCCATCAGGGTGGAGATAATACCTATAGGATAACATTACAAACATTACTAACCTTTAAATGACAAGTTTTATGGAAATCAAGTCAACGAAAACGCTCTACACTGTTGGAGCAACATCGGAAACACAGACTCTCAGCGGGGAAATCACCGTTGAAAACGGGAAAATCACAAGGGCCACCATGCAGGTTACTAGGATCAAGGACGGAAAGTTCGCGAACTACAGCATGTCCCAGGCAAGGGATTTCAACGAGAACATCAATGGATCGAAGGATTTCATCGATGAGGCACGCACCTTTGCAAAGGCCCAGCTGGCGGAATTTGAAGCATCACTTAATATGGAGGGACAGGAGTAATGAAAAACATGGATATCGTCACCCTGCAGAACCAGGGTATCCAGCTGGCAACGGCACATGATGCAGATCCCGCACACGCTTACAAGCTCTTCAAGCTTCGGAAGGCGGTAGACAAAGCGTACAACAACCTTGCTGAACAGGAAGAAGCACTCAGAACTGAGTGCGGCATCGAGAGAGGAAAGAAACCCTCAGAGGAGGCATCCAAGAAGTTCTACGAACTGCAGAAGGCTCTAATGAAGGACGACACCCCGCTGGAGGGAATCAAAACGATTCCCTACGATGTGTGGATTGGGCTTCAGAAGGAGAACCGCGCCAAGGAGTTCAACGGCAAAAAGATAGATGTGCTTTCCGGAGCCGTGGAACTCATTCTGGAAGATGTGTTCTGGACCGCCCCTGCTGAAGAGCCGGAACCGGAGGCAAACAAGGAAGAAAAGCCGAAGAAAGATGGAAGAAAAGAAAACTGATAGCATGAATGGAGCCAGGGGCCTCATAGGGGCCCTTGGCAAATTCATGAAAGGCATTAAGGACTACAACGTGTTCGAGCTGCTGAAAGTCCTTTTCGCGGTGCTCGTCATAGTGTTCGCGGTCTCCTTCGTGCGCAAGCCGGAGATGTACGTGGACAAGGTGAGCTATATCCTCGAGTCGCGTGAGAACCGTCTGGAGCGAGAGCACGCCTCGGAGATGTACCGCCGCGACATAGCGGACCAGAACATCCGCGGCTACCTGCGCGAGCTGGCAAGGGCCTCGGGTGCGGACAGGGCGTGGCTGCTGGAGCCGCACAACGGCAAGAGCAACAGCACCTCGGGGCTTACGTTCAGCTACCTCGACCTCACGGGGGACGAGCCTAACCCCGACAGGTCGGATGTGGACTACCTTAACCGAAACGAGTTCCGCGATATCCCTGTGAGTGAGTACCCGCTGGCCGGGGAGATATACCGCACCGGCAGATGGTGGGGGCCGCTTGACTCCATGGAGAGGCTTGACCGCAAGCTCTATTACAAGATGCGCGCTCAGGGCATGAACGAGTGCGCGGTTATGGCCGCACGCAATAAAGAGAGGCATGTCTGCATAGTAGGCTTGACATGGTATGGGGATAATAAGATGAATCCCGAGCTGGTAGGTGACCTCATACATATATATACCATGGAGATAGCATTGGAATTGATGACCTTGTAAAATATTGAAAAATGGGAACGATAAGCAAGAATTTCAGCTACAGCGAATTTGAAAGCAGCGAGACTGCTGAGAAAAAGGGTATCGTGAATGTTATTGCCACCGCAAGGGTGCGTGACAGCATACAGGCACTTGTTATCAATGTGCTCCAGCCGCTGCGCACTGCTCTGGGTGTTGCGATGCCGGTCAACTCCGGCTACCGCTGCCCAGAGCTGAACGAAGCCGTGGGCGGAGTGCCGACGAGCCAGCATCTGAAGGGTGAGGCTGCCGACATAGCCACGCCCATGCCCATTCGCATGGCACGCAAGGCCGTGGAGATGGGGCTGCCGTTCGACCAGATGGGTATCTACAACACTTTCGTGCACTTCAGTCACAAACTCGGAGGCCCGCAGCGGGGAGAGATATTTTACGACAAGGGCTACAAGGGAGAGAGGTTGTGATTAAAAAAGAAGCCCCGCATCTCGCGACGCAGGGATTGCATACTATGAAAAAATGTTTGGTCTTGCAAGATAATAAATTATGAAAGTGAACAGACCTTATTTATCCCTTCTCCTTTTGGAGAAAATGCTCTCGATAACTATGCTCACCACAACAACGACCGTGATGCAGGCTATCGCTCCGGCCCATCCATACAGACCGTTGAACATAAATATCACTGATACGGCCAGAAGGAGAATCACAAGCAGCAGCGTAAACGGCTGCGCCATAAGCATGGCCCTGCTCCTGCTTTCCGCCGCTATCCGCTCGGTCGCGATCCTATGCTCCTGCTGCTTTTCGGCCATTGTGAGTATCCTGTCGAAACTGCCCGGCAGGATGCTTTCATACCGCTCCACATCTGCCGGAGAGGGGAGAGGAGATGAATGTATTTCCGTCAGTTCGATAATACGTCCTTCTGCGCTGTGCCGGACATCCGCGTCTTTCTTCTGTAAAGAGTCCTTATCTTCCATTGTCAGTTTGTTTGCCGACCTCATTCATGGCATCCCTCACACATCCGCCCACATCGTTCCAATCGGAGCGCAGGGACTCCGCATCGGAGCGTCCGAGGAACGGGAGTTCCATGCGCGTTCCGAAGAGGATGTCCGCAAGAGTCTCGCTTCCGAAATATCGGTCAACTGTTTTCATAACACAAAGATAGTGAAATTATGAAAAGGATATTTATCATGCTTGCGGCCATGCTTGCCGCCTCCTGCTCCCCCAAGGTCTTCCCCGTCCAGCGGGACACCGTGACGCAGGTGCGCACCGAGATAGTCGAGAGACTGGTGCGCGACACCGTGGAAGTGACCCTGCCGCAGGACTCAGTGCATGTGCAGACCCGCGACACCATGTCCGTATTGCGCATTAAAGCCGCCATTTCCGAGGCTTCGGTCAGCGGAGGCATACTTACCCATTCCCTGCACTCTAACCCTGCCTACAAGCCCGAAATCGAGGTTGTCTACAAGGACAGGGTGGAGTACAGGGACACGACCATCTACGCGAGCAATACAGAGGTCATTGAGGTGGAGCGGGAACTCAGCGGCTGGCAGAAGGCGATGATGGCCGGAGGTTATGTCCTGCTCGGGGCAGCAGTGCTGGCCGTGGTATTGGTAATGCTTAAATGGAGGAAAGTGATATGACAAAGGAAGAAAGAGAGCAACTTGATAGAGAAGTGGCGGACGGCCTCGGCAGGATGTACCGCTATATGCTCGACAATGCAATCAACCCTCCGGAGTATGCCTATATTAATGATATTGTAGACAAGAATCTTTGGGATATGCTATGGAAATAAGAAAGAAAGCTGTCATAGACAACAGCAACGGAGACATCAGCGAGGACGAGATGGTAAAGAAGATTCTCGCATTTATCATGGACGTAGTGGAGGACATCAAGCCCGAGAGGGGCGTCTATTCCCTTGACATCAGCATCGGACATGGCGTGCCGCCCAAGACGGACTTCCACAAGGTCTATGAGGACTTCCGCAAAAGCAAGCTCTACAAGGATGTCTATGAGGGCAAGTCGCTGGGGGATGTAATACCGATAGAGGAATGAGGACAGACGTGATAATAGCCATAGACCCCGATGTCAAGGCCTCCGGTGTCGCCGTGCTCGACATCCCCAAGCGGAGCGTGGAGGCACGCTCCATGCCGTTCCCCGAACTGCTGGAGATGCTGCGCGATGTGTCGCGGTGGTCTGTCCCGTGCAGGGTCATTGTAGAGGGGGGCTGGCTTGTAGCCAAGAGCAACTACCACTTCGCACGCGGCAAGGGAGGGGAAAGAATAGCCAAGAACGTGGGCGCGAACCATGAGACGGGCCGCAAGATTGTCGAGATGCTGGAGTACTGGGGCATTCAGCATGAGGTTGTGCATCCGCTTAAGAAGTGCTGGAGGGGACGGGAGGGGAAG